AAGAAGTTAATGATTGGTCTTCCCGCCTACGATCATAAAGTGGGTGTGAAGATGGCAATATCGTTGATGCAACTTGGTCAAAAGCTGATGGAACATGGGATAGACGTACAGGTTAATAGCCTGTGCGGTTGTTCTGTTGTCTCCCGCGCACGAAACATTATCGCCCATCAGTTCCTGAAGTCCGACTGCGATCATCTGATGTTTATTGATGCAGACATGACCTTTGCGGCAGATGACATTATCCGGTTGATGTGCTGGAATCAGGACAAAGCTATCGTTGCTGGCGCGTATGAAGCCCGTAAAGAGGGCAAGGTCTACATCGTGTCCTTGGATGGTGGGCATGGTGTAAACGGGCCGCAGGGCAAAGTGACGATGGATGAGGCTGGTTTGGTCAGGGCGTACCGTGTAGCAACTGGCTTCATGATGATCCAGCGGCGTGTGTTTGAAGTGCTGCGGGACGCTCACCCTGAGTGGGAGCATAAGGATACGAATACCGAAGAGCGGATGTACGCTTACTTTGACTTCAAATGCACCCCTGAAGGTTACATTGGTGAGGACTTCCTCTTCTGTGATCGGGCGCGTGAAGTAGGCTTGGACATCTGGCTCGACCCTACAATCAAGCTAGGTCACATGGGTATCCATGAGTTCAAGAGCGACTTTGGTAAGGATGTGCTGTACCCGTCTATGATGGCAGCACAAACTCTGAGTACCGCAGCATGAGTGCGGCTTGGACGCGTAAGGAAGGCAAGAACCCCAAGGGTGGTTTAAACGCCAAGGGCAGGGCTTCCTACAACGCTGCTAACCCCGGTAAGCCCGGACTCAAAGCACCGCAACCAGAGGGCGGTAGCCGCAAGACTTCATTCTGTGCAAGGATGACGGGCATGAAGAAGAAGCTGACTTCAGCCAAAACCGCTAATGATCCCAATAGTCGTATAAACAAAAGCCTTCGGGCTTGGAAATGCTAATGCCTTCCTCCTCCAAGAAGCAGCATAACTTCATGGCGGCACTAGCCCATAACCCCGCTTTTGCTAAGAAGGTTGGTGTACCGCAATCTGTGGGTAAAGACTTCAACGAAGCGGATAAAGGCAGGAAGTTTGGTAAGGGTGGCACTACGCAGCAACGTATCAATAAGCAAGATACCAAGCATGGGATGCTAGACCTTCCCGTTGCTAACTTAAACCGTATGGCTGGAATGAAAGGTGGTGGTTCCGTGAAAAAGTTTAAAGAAGGTGGCGTATCTGAAGATACGAGGGCCGCAACACGGGAGACGGTTGCAAATAGACGCCAAGCAGCCGATGAAAGAGATGCCGTAGTGGAAGCCAAACGTCTTGGACTTGAGAATGCTCGCAAAGATGCAACAAGTTCTAGGGCGTACAACCAAGCATCGCGAGACTATCAACGCGAGATGTTCCTTAATCCTCCCGGAACTGTTTCTGGCTCTCTTAGTAAATTCACTGACAAAGTAGGCGATAAGATGCGCGGAGTAGGTAAACTTTTAGGCAGCAACCGTGTAACAAGCATGGACGATACTGCTCAAATGCAAGCTAGGGAAGATGTAAAAGGATACAAAAAAGGCGGAATGCCAATGAAAGACGGGAAACCTGCGTTTATGAAGAAGTTTGCCAAAGGCGGTGGTATTGAATCCCGTGGCAAGACCAAAGGCACTATCATCAAGATGGCTGCTGGCGGTTCGGTATCTGCCCGTGCAGATGGCATTGCTCAACGCGGCAAGACCAAGTTTACAAACTACTAACCATGCGCCCCTCCCGTGGAATGGGCGCTATCGCCCCTTCTAAAATGCCTAAGGCTAAGAACGTCATTAAACGTGACGGGAAAGAGCCTACCAAGGTGTTTAAGGAGGGCGGTAAGGTTAAAAAGGGTAGGTAATGGCCTATAACACCACAGGTACAACGTCATTCAACCTAGACCTAAACAATCTGGTTGAAGAGGCGTTTGAGCGTTGCGGTGCAGAGTTGCGGTCTGGCTACGATATGCGGACGGCTAGGCGCTCATTGAACCTTCTTACAATGGAATGGGCAAACCGTGGCTTGAACATGTGGACGGTGGAGCAGGGTCAGATTGTTTTGGCAACGGGACAAAGCACCTACGCCCTGCCTATAGATACGGTAGACCTATTAGACCATGTGGTTCGTACTGGCACAGCCTCTAATCAGAATGACATCAATATCACCCGGATTAGCGAATCTACCTATTCCTCAATACCCAATAAACTAGCCAATGGTCGCCCTATTCAGGTCTGGATTAACCGCCAGTCGGGGGCGATTGGCTCTACAACCCTCACCCTAGTTGGCGCGGTTACCAGCACGGCTACCACTATTACGGTAAGCAACGCCACTACCTTGGCTAGTGCTGGGTATATCAAGGTTGATTCTGAGATCATTTACTACAGCGGAACGACCAGCACAACGCTCCAGAACTGCGTCCGTGGGCAAGCTAACACTACGGCAGCGGCGCATATAACTGGTACGGCTATTTATGTCCCAAACCTCCCTGCTATCAACGTCTGGCCTACCCCAGATGCGGGTACTACCTATACCTTTGTCTACTGGCGTTTGAGGAGAATGCAAGATGCAGGCGATGGTCTTAATGGACAGGACATACCTTTTAGATTTATTCCGTGCATGGTTGCGGGTCTTGCGTATTATCTTTCCATGAAGATTCCGGGGGCTGAGATGCGGCTTCCTACCCTTCAGGTGGAGTATGAGCGGCAGTTTGAGTTGGCAGCTTCGGAGGATCGGGAGAAGGCTTCAAACAGGTTTGTCCCCCGCGAACAGTACATAGGCAGCTAAAGTGGCTAGTAAATTTGTATCTGGCAAAAATGCAATTGCAGAATGCGATAGGTGTGGTTTCAGGTTTAAACTTACGCAGTTAAAAGGTTTGATTATAAAGACCAAGAACGTGAATATTTTGGTCTGCCCAGAGTGCTGGGAACCAGATCAACCTCAGTTGTTGCTAGGGATGTACCCAGTAAATGACCCACAGGCTGTTCGTAATCCTAGGCCAGATACAAGCTATTATGAACTAGGAAACAATGGTGCTGGAGGCAGTAGGGTTATACAATGGGGCTGGAATCCGGTAGGCGGGGCGAGTCAATACGATTCTGATCTAACGCCCAACTATCTGATTGCAATTGGAGAGGTTGGTACGGTGATGATTAACGTAGCGGCTTGGAGTGCAACAACGTCTTACTCCATTGGTGATGCAGCGTCTTACAGTGGTGGGTACTACTTGGTAACCAAAGCAAATATCAACCATGTCCCTACGGACATAACGTACTGGTCTGTTAATTAGGAGATGGATATGGACAAGAAACAAGTTAAAGCGATTGCCGATGTGGAAGTAAAGAAGGGCGTAAAGGGTCATGAGAAGTCGATGCACGGCATGAAAAAAGGTGGCCCTACCTCGATGTCAATGAAGCAAGTTGGGCGCAACATGGCTCGTGCTAACAACCAGCGGGGTCGCTAATGGCTACTACTAAGTACAAAGTTCCCCAGCCTGTTAAGGTTCCTGCGGGTTCTGGTGGCGGTGGTTATCCCCAAACGGGCATGAAGACCTCTGGCATCCAAGTGCGTGGCGGTAAAGCGCAGACCAAAGGTCGTATGGCTCGTGGGCCAATGGGCTGACCAATGAACTACGCTACGCTCGTCTCTACCATTGAGAACTACTGTGAGAACACGGAGTCGTTGTTTGTCTCCAGCATTCCCACGTTTGTTCAATTGGCAGAGGAGCGTATCTACAACTCGGTTCAGCTTCCAGCTATTCGGAAGAACCAAACAGGCGCTATGACTGGTGGGGATAAGTACCTGACGCTACCTACCGATTGGTTGGCTACGTTCTCTCTAGCAGTCATAGACCCAACGACTTCAGCACAGACATTTCTCTTGAATAAGGATGTGAACTACATCCGCGAAGCCTACCCCACCCCTAGTTCGACAGGTACTCCTGCTCATTACGCGCAGTTCTCCGATACTTCCTTGATTGTCGGGCCGACACCGGATGCGAACTACGGGGTGGAACTTCATTACTACTACTATCCAGAGAGCATTGTTACCGCTGGTACTTCATGGGTGGGTAATAACTTTGAGACGGTATTGCTCTATGGTTCATTGCGGGAAGCCCAAGTCTTTATGAAGGGCGAAGCCGACATCATTGCAAACTACGAAGCCAAGTACCAAGAGTCCATGATGCTGCTCAAAGTCTTGGGTGATGGCAAAGACCGTAGGGATGCTTACAGGTCTGGTCAAGCTAGGATAGCTGTACCATGATTACCCAAGGTTTGGTCACCTCATTCAAGCAACAAATCCTTGTTGCTACGCACAACTTTACTGCCACTACGGGTGATGCGTTCTATATTGCTCTGTACGATTCGTCAGCTACTTTAAATAGCGATACCACCGTTTACACCACTTCTGGGGAAATTACCGGGACGGGCTACACGGCTGGCGGGGCTTTGTTGACTTCGATTACGCCTACGACTTCAGGTTCAACGGCTATGGGTAGCTTTGCAGACGTTACTTGGTCTACCGCAACCTTTACCGCTGGTGGGGCATTGATTTACAATAGCACCCAAGGAAACAAGGCTGTAGCGGTACTTAGCTTTGGTAACGATAAAACAGTTTCTGGAATAGATTTTGTAGTTACGTTCCCGACAATGGCTTCTACGACAGCGATCATAAGGTTCCCATGACCACAGTCTCTTCCGTCTTTTCTGAAGCCCCGCAGGTGAATATATCTAATGTTCGCCCGTTGGAAAAAGACCTCTATAAGATGATGTGGGACAGGCCCGAGTATCGTGTTACTTCTCCCGGAGAGCATATCTCCCACGAGTTCCTGCGTCAGGCTAAACCGCCTAAAGGCGCGTCTGTACTTGACCTAGGTTGCGGCACAGGGCGTGGAGGTTTAAACCTAGCGTTCTTTGGTCATCTGGATGTGACGATGGTGGACTTCGCGGATAACTGTCTGGATGAAGATATTCGCCCCATGCTGGAGACACAACGTCACGCACTACGCTTCGTAGAAGCTGACCTGAAAGACCCCCTGCCTGTTACAGCAGCATACGGGTTCTGTACCGATGTTATGGAACACATCAGGCCGCATCTAGTTGATCAGGTCTTGGATAACTGCCTTGCCGCCTGTCAACACGTTTTCTTCCAGATAGCTACTGAAGATGACGTAATGGGTAAGCTGGTAGGTCATAAACTACACCTGACGGTTCGTCCGTACTCATGGTGGTTGAAGAAGTTTAATGACCGTGGCTGCATCATCCATTGGTCTAAAGAGGCATCAGGCTACTGCTTGTTCTACGTTACCTCTTGGGTAAGTGGGGCGGATGTCGTAGAGCATGGCGTACTCAATACCGATGAAGAAACAATCAAAGCCAACGTAACGCACAACATTACACGCGGCTTCCAGCAGGTTGAACCCCATCCGACTAATGACGTTGAGGTAATGATCGTTGGTGGTGGGCCGTCTGCTCTGGATAACATCGAAACCATACGCAGGTTGCGTAGTAACGGTGTAAAACTTATCGCCATCAATGGAGCCTATAAGTGGTGTATTGATAACGGGATCATGCCATCAGCCTACATCATGGTTGACGCAAGACCATTCAACACACGGTTTGTCAGTCCTGTTATTGATGACTGCAAATACTTTATTGCTTCGCAGTGTCACCCAAGCGCGTTTGATAGTCTGCCGCAGGACAGGACGTACATCTGGCACACCAGCGCAGATTTGATTAACGATGTCTTGGCTGCACAGTATAAAAATTGGTGGTCTGTTCCCGGTGGTTCCACAGTCTTGCTTCGTGCGATACCGCTGTTCAGGATGCTTGGGTTTAAACGCTTCCATCTGTTTGGCTGTGATTCCTGTCTGGATGGGGATATACACCATGCTTACGAGCAGAAGGAGAACGATGGGCAGATAGCTATCCCTGTAAATGTTGGCGGGAAGATATTTTACTGTCATGCGTGGATGATTTCCCAAGCGCAAGAATTTATTGATTTGATACGAATGTTGGGTGATGAGATCGAACTAGAAGTGTACGGCGGTTTGCTCCGTCATATTTTAGAAACTGGCGCATCTTACGCCGACATAAAGGAGATTTAAAATGGCTGCAACCGCATGGCAACTGTACAACTACGCTAAACGGTATATCGGTAACGGGACGATTACGCTTGGTGCAGGGGTTATTAAAATGGTTCTGGCACGAACTTCCAGCAACGCTTCGACCTTCACGATCAGTACCTACGCCCAGATCACGGCTGAGATTTCAGCTACGGGTGGGTATGTCGCGGGTGGACGGAACCTTGTCCCCGCTACGGCGCAGTGGACTACGGGCGCGTCAGCTAAGTCGATGAAGTTCACCATGTCCTCTGTTGGTCTGGCGTTCACGGCTTCGGGTGCTTCCTTGACCAACGTGCGCTATGCCATCTTGCGTAACTCAACGGGTGCGGGTGCTGGGAAACTGCTGTGTTTCTGCCAACTGTCTTCTGCTCAATTTACGGTGACTTCGCCTAATACGCTGACGGTTCTTCCTGCTGCAACTGGCATCTTTACGTTGACCTAAGATGGCAACTGGTTGGGGGCGTGGCGCTTGGGGCTCAGATGGGTGGGGCGCTGAAAATACAGAGATAATCCTAGCCGCTGGCTGGGGGGGTGGCCCTTGGGGTTCTGGCTCATGGGGCTCCGGTACGATAGGAGCCGTTGCACTCGCGGGTGTAGCACCAAGTGTTGTTCAAAACATTATCATAACGCCGCTAGTTAGTGCATTGGCATTAACGGGCGTAGCACCCGATGTGGTTCAAAGTAAGATCATCACACCAGCCGTTGGTGCGGTGGTACTAGCAGGTGTAGCACCTAGCCTCAACACATTAATAACCCCAGCGGTTGGGGCGGTGGTACTAGCAGGTGTAGCACCTAGCCTCAACACATTAATAACCCCAGCGGTTGGGGCGTTGACGTTGGTAGGGATTGTCCCACAAGTAGCGTACACAGACGATATGTTTGTCACGCCGTCAGTTGGGGCATTGACGTTAGTAGGTGCAGCACCAGCGGTCGTATCAGGTAAGGTTATTACGCCTACGGGCGCAGCGGAGATAATAGGTTCAGCACCAAGCGTTATAGTAAGTGGGAAAGTAATAACGCCAAACGCAGTGGCATTAACCCTTGTTGGTTTTGCACCAAGCATACTTTGGAATTTTATTGTCACCCCGCCAGTAGGAACACTAACATTAGTAGGTAAAGCACCAATGGTTCAAAATCCAAATTGGATTCCGGTAAGCACTACCCAAACACCTAATTGGCAGCAGATAGCCGCATAAAGGATAAATCATGGCATCGACCTACAGCACAAACTTAGCCCTTGAATTAATTGGTACAGGGGATCAATCTGGTACTTGGGGTACGACCACCAATACTAACCTTGGTACGCTGCTTGAGCAGTCTATCAGCGGCTATGTAACCCAAGCAATCACAGACGGTTCTGGCGCAAACACTACGATAACGATCCCCAACGGGACTACGGGTGTTGCACGGAATATGTTCATCGAGATGACTGGGGCTTTGACCTTCAGCACAACAAACCTGATCGTCCCGGCTAACAAGAAACTCTACTTCATCTACAACAACACTACGGGTGGGTTTGCCGTAACGGTTAAGGTGTCAGGTCTGACGGGTGTATCTGTGCCTAACGGCAGGAAAGTCATTCTTGTATCCAACGGTACAGACATCGTAGAAGCCCATAACGCTGTATCGGGTAACGCTACGGTAGGCGGAACGCTTGGGGTGACAGGGGTAACAACTCTGACGGGCGCTGCTACAGTAGGTGGAACGCTTGGTGTCACTGGGGCAACAACGCTATCTGCTGCTTTGACTTATGGTGGCGTAACGCTGACCAATAACGTCACTGGCACAGGCAAGATGGTGCTGGATACTACGCCAACGATTGCAACGCCTGTATTAACTAACCCAACAATAACAGCCTACCTAGAAACCGCACCAGCTATAGTCAACTCATCTACTTCGCAAACAATCTCTCTTGCAAGTGGAACGGTACTTTCCTACACGCTGACCGGTAACTGTACGTTTACAATGCCGACTGCGACTTCTGGCACTTCGTTCATTGTGCGGCTGATTCAGGATGGAACGGGATCGAGAACGGCGACCTTCACTGGCGTTAAGTGGCCCGGAGGCACTGTACCGGTAATTACAACTACCGCATCAACAGGCGTAGACGTTATTAGCTTTGTTTGTATCGCTGCCGTTTGGTACGGCACTGCTGCTCAGGCGTTCGCATAATGTTTGCGGCCCCAAATTCTTTTTTCACGCGAAAAGGTTATTCTGGCCCTACCGCAGTTGAGTATCTTGTTGTTGCGGGTGGCGCTTCAGGTGGTGGAGGAAATGCTGCTGGCGGTGGCGGCGGTGCTGGTGGATATAGAACCTCAACAGGTTTATCTGTACTTGCTGGAAATACTTATACGGTAACAGTTGGTGCTGGTGGTGCTGGGTCAGCAACAAACACTACAGTAGGAGTATCAGGTAATAATTCTGTATTTAGTAGTATTACCTCAACTGGCGGTGGCGGCGGTGCAACTTTAGTTGTACAGACAGGGGCCAGTGGTGGTTCTGGCGGTGGTGGTGGGGCTAGTGGATCATATGGGGCAAGTACTGCGGGTGGAACAGGAACAAGTGGGCAAGGTAATGCTGGTGGAGCAGGAGGCTACCCCGGTGGTGCGCCAACTTATGGTGGCGGTGGAGGTGGTGGGGCTTCTGCTGTTGGGGGTAATATAGGCCCTTCAGATGGAGTAGGTGGTACTGGCGGGGCTGGAACTGCATCTAGCATATCTGGTTCCTCAGTCACTTATGCAGGTGGTGGAGCCGGTTCATCGTCAAATTATGCTGGTGGCGTTGGCGGTTCAGGTGGCGGTGGTGCTGGAGCAGGAACAAATCTTTCTACACCGGGTAACGGTACAGCTAATACAGGTGGTGGTGGCGGTGGAACTCCGGGAGCATCTGCAACACCAGAAGCCTCTCAAACTTCTGGTGCTGGCGGCTCAGGCCGTGTAATCATCCGTTACGCTGACACCTTCGCTCTTGCCGCATCCACAACAGGTAGTCCGACGATCTCCACAGCGGGCGGCTACAGGGTCTATAACTGGACTAGCTCAGGGAGCATTACATTTTGAGTCACTTTGCGAAAGTAGAAAACGGCGTAGTTACCCAAGTCATCGTTGCAGATCAGGACGTAATCGACTCAGGGATGTTCGGGTCAGGCTGGGTGCAGACCTCCTACAACACAAAGGGTGGAGTCCACTACGGGCAAGATGGTCAGCCTGACAGCGGTGTAGCCATGCGTAAGAATTACGCCGGTATCGGTTTCACCTACGATGCTGGACGCGATGCCTTTATCCCTCCGCAACCTTTCCCAAGCTGGACTATGGATGAGGCAACCTGCTGGTGGACTGCGCCGACTCCTATGCCCGTGGATGATAAACGCTACACATGGGATGAAGCAACCTTGGCTTGGGTTGAAATGCCGTGACCGAGTTAGAAGCTAGGTTTATGTCGCACGAAGCCGTTTGTGCCGAACGGTGGAAGGAAACCATTTTGCGGATTAAGCGGATGGAACACATCCTTTTAGGTGTTGCTGGTGCAATCATCATGCTGCTTGTATCGTTGGTATTGAAGGTGCATTGATGGTCACCAAGAAGCGTGTCACTAGAAAGGTCACCCCCAAAAAGGGGACGATCAGCCCCAAAGGTGGGACGTATCTCGATAAGGGTATTGAACTCATCAAGTGGGTGGACACGCCGTTTAAACTCATTGCTGTTGTAATCCTAGCGTCCTTATTTTTTCTCGGCTACTTTGCATGGGACTCACGGCAAGTCATCCTTCAAGCTATCACGACCACATCGCATATGCCGACCCTGAAAGAACAGGAGAAGCTACTGCCTATAGCCGCTGCGCTTCAGAAAGATACGGATGCTGTAAGCGTAGTTGTCTACAAGGCAAACCTTGTCGTTAATAGCCGCGTGACTGTTATAGCTATCGGCAAAGAGGGTAGGGATAAAAGCATCGACGGCAGTATGAGCAGCTTATTTTCGGCTAGTTCTGAGCGTAACGCAGCGATGGTAGCCATGCTGAACGGCGAGGTGATGTGCAGCAAACTGGAGGTATCAGGTAAGACTACGGAGTGGGAAGCCAAGCAAGGTGCAACCTATGTCTGTAGAGGGTCTATACCGCCTGAAGTGGGAGCCTTTGCTGGATATGTCACCGCTGGTTTTAAAGTGCAACCTGAAGATGTTAATGCAATCAAAGTCCGTATCAATGCCGCAAGTACCGAAATGGCGAAGTGAAACGGACATGGCTCCTTATTTTCCTCCTGAGTCTTTGTGCTGGAAATGCGGAGCAGCCCTGCTTGGTTTCAGACTTCAAGTTAATTGCACTATCCACCAACAACTCAGTAGAACGGGAGAAGGCGGCGCTAACGTGGCTAAAGAAAGTAGGCCCTTTCTGCTCTTTGGAAAAACTAATCATCATCCGCAACAATCGAGCAAATTGGCTAGGTACAGCGGACACAACAGAAGTTGACGTATTGGTCGATACTTTGCTAGGAAGGAAGAAATAATGTTTCCCATAGGCGCGTTGCTCGACATCGGTAGCAAGATGATCGACAAGTTCTTCCCTGATCCTGCGGCGGCTGAGTCTGCCAAGTTAAAGCTATTGGAGATGCAGCAGAACGGTGAACTTGCTCAACTCAATGCTGACGTAGCAGAACAGCACGAACTGACTGACCGCCTC